ACGCGTCACGCGCTGGGTTACCGGACCGAAGCCAGGGTGCTCGATGCTCAGTGGCTGGGCGTGCCGCAGCAGCGCAGCCGGGTGATCTTCATCGGCCTGCGTGATGACCTCGACGTCATGCTACGGTGGCCGGCGCCGTGGACGTATCAATATTCAGTGCGTGACGCGTTGCCGTGGATCGGTCGCGTTATCCACGACACGTCTGGACTCTACGGTGCCGGAGACGTGACCGACCGACCGAGTCCTGCGATTACGATTGGGGTAAACAGTATCAACAGTTTGCATTTCAAAGTGAATGATCTCGCTTTGCCGCCGTCCCGCACGCCAGGGAGTTACGGCGTGCAGGAAATTAATCCAGACCGTCCGTGTCCGACCGTCACCATTGGATCGCCTGGTAATGACCTGGCCGTCACCATCGAAGGCGCGAATGGTTTCAACGGTCATCGAGGTCGATCGCCGGATGCCGTGATGCAAACCGTCCAAGCCGGCCGACTAAACGTCATCACGGGCAGAGTCGGCTCTCACTTCAAACGGACCGACGTTTCGGTGGAGAGACCATTGAACACCGTTCAGTGCAGTGATCCAGCACAGACGCGATATGAGGTCGGACCAGATCGCCGTAAATTCACGATCGATGAACTCAAGCGGATCTGTTCGTTTCCGGATGACTACGTGATGTCGGGATCGTATGCGCAGCAGTGGGCGCGGCTGGGCAATTCAGTGCCGCCGCTGATGGCCAAGGCGATCGGCGAAGCCGTGCGCGATGCACTGCTCGCCGTCGCCAAGAAATAAAAAAAATGGGGTGGGTGCTATGACAGGCGGGCGATGCGACGTTCCAAATCGGCGGCGAGTCGCAGATGACGCGCAAGTTCGCGTTTCAGGCTGGCGATCGTCGGGGGAGTGACCGGACTATCATCGCCGGCCCGTTGCCAGCGCCAGCCATGCGCGCCGCACGTCTCATCCAGTTCGCGATCGAAGTGTCCGCCGATCACCGGCTCGCCGCAAGTGGTGCAGACGCGTCGAGGCCGACCGCCCAGTTGCGCGTTGACCTTGCGTGCGCGATTCTGCGCCTTCGTGCCCGCCTGACCGCCCAAGCGGCCGATTGCTTGGGCGGTTGCATTGTCCTTCATCATGGTCGTCGACTCCTAGTCGCGGCTCGTGGATTCGTACTGCTCAAATGCCGTCAGAATCGCATCGCGCAGTCCGTTGGTGGCCGTGCCATCAGGACCGGCAGGTCGCAGCAACGCGAAGGTGCGCCGCTCGCCGTTTACCGAGTATGGCCGAGCAGGGAATGTCACGTTGCGTCCGCCCCCGCCTCGCCGTTCCCAGACGGCGAAGCCGACCAGCTTGAGACCCGCGAGTGGGCCATCCGTGAAATGCACTTCAGCATCGGCCAGCTTGCCGGCTGGTGTCGTGGTCGGTGTGAACTGAAACAATATCATCGGGCGATCCTTGTGCGTGGGGCTGGGGTTGAAACACGCGCGGCATATTCACAAGCCACGCAGGCGACGAATGCGGCCGAGACGAGACGCCAAGGCAATAACGCGATATCGCCGCCTGCGAAGAATCCAGGAATGACCTGCTCGGTGACTTCGCCGGTGGTCACGAGGTCTAGTCGACCGCCGCATTGCGGACAGGAAGCCATGTCAGTATTCCTCGGCCAGCATGATCGTCAGCACGCGGCGCGTCTGTGCCGCATCGCTGGGATCGTCGCTGCCGCCATCGAGCGCCAGGTTGTAGTAGTCGATCTTCCAGAACACCTTCTGGCCCGCGTGGTCGATGCTGCCGAAGTCGTGCTCGCCATACGGGTCGTTGTCAGGCGTCCAATCGGCGAACAGCTCGACCTGTTCGCGAATAGCCGACTGGTCATCGAAGGGCAGCGCGTTGATGCCGGGCGTCTGAAGCAGCGTGCCAGTGATGCCCATCGCGGTGCGGCACAAGTCGTTCAATGCGGCGATGCGTGCGGTATTGGTCATGATGTCCTTGTAGTGATGATGAAGAATGCCGTCGGCGATATGCCGACGGCGCAGAGTGACTACGCGACGACGGGGGCGACGACTGGCGCAACCGCGTTCGACTTCTTCGCCTTCGCCGCCGCCTTCCGCGCCTTCGCCGTAGCCATCAGGCCAGAGACATTAGGCTTGCGGTTCGCGATAGCGGCAGCAGGTTTGCCGGCCGTCTTCTTCGCCTTCGCCTTCGCCGACTTGCGCGCGGCGCCAGACTTCGCCGCCGCCGCCAGTTGCACCACACGAAATGCGCGGAAGCCATTGCCGGCCTTGGTGATGCCGAACGCCTTCAAGAGTTTGCCTTCGATCGCGCGAAAGCTGAAACCGTCAGCGCGAAGAGCGAGGACACGAGTCGTCAGTGCAGTTTTGGTCATGACAGTTACCTATAAAAAACGGAATGAATGGTTACGGTTACAGAAGAGCGTAGAGCAGTCGGCGTCGCGTGTGGTCATCGTTGACCTGAGTGACGGCGTAGAACTGATGCGCCGCCAACATGGTCGAGACGATGCGGCCGGCGAGATTCGGCAGGCGACGCGCATCAGCCAGAGTGATCGGAATGATGACATCGGCCGCTGCCACCGTCGCGCTCGTGAGTTTCATGTAAATCACCTCTACAAACCAAAACACTGGAACCAACTACGCCGGGCACACCTCGTGAACGGCGACGACCTCGGTCGGTGCGATGCGCCAGTCTGGAAAGTCCAACGACGCGATAAGCACGCGGTCGCCGCGCCATTCGACGACTACGAAGCGAAGCGCCGATTCGTCGACACCGGGAATCGCATACTTCACAATCGTTCCCGCTGCCATCGCGCTCATCGGTGTCAATTCGCTCATGTAGAAATGATAGGCTGTTCCGGTCAGGTTGTCAATGAATACCTGAGCGACAGAGAAATGCTGCCGACGACGGCGCATGCACGATCTGTATCGTCGTGTGTATGAGAGGCCGCAAAGCGACGCCTACCGCACTGAAGATTCTCAAAAACAATCCGGGCAAGCGACCGCTGCCGACGAATGAGCCGACACCGATCGTGGTCGCTGAAACGCATCCGCCGCCCGACTGGTTAGACGACACCGCGAAAACAGAATGGCACCGCGTCGCGCCGATGTTGGCGCGCAATGGCTGCTTGACGGAAATGGATCTCGATGCGCTGACCGCCTACTGCCACGCATGGTGCGTGTGGAAAGACGCCAACCAAAAGATTCGACAGTTCGGCATGATCATCAAATCGAAGAATGGCATGTTCATGCAGTCGCCGTATCTGCCGATCGCGAACAAAGCCATGATCACGATGAAGGGTTTGATGCTCGAATTCGGCATGACGCCGAGTTCGCGGACACACGTTGGCAAAGCTGACAAGCCGCTGCAACCGGCGAATCCGCTGACGCGGTTCATTCAACGCAAACGTGGCTGATGGCCAGGCGCGTGCTCGATCCCGTCACGCGCTATGCCACCGACGTGGTAGCCAGGCGCATCGTCGCAGGTCGCCTTGTGCGTCTCGCGTGCGCGCGACATCTCGACGATCTGGCGCATCAGGTCGAAAAAGGTCTCATCTGGAAACCCGACGAAGCCCAGGCCGTGATCGAATTCTTCGCCGAGATTCTCTGCCTGCCCGAAGAAACGGCCGCTGAAGAAGCCATCGAAGACGAAGACGCCACCCCGATTGATGGCTCGCCGTTTGAGCTGCAAGGGTGGCAAGCGTTCATCGTCGGCTCGCTGATGGGTTGGTATACGGTCGCCGGGTATCGACGCTTCCGTGACGCCTACCTTGAGACGGCGAAGGGCGCAGGCAAAACACCGCTCGGTGCGGGCCTGATGTTGTATCTGCTGGTGGCCGATGGCGAGCGCGGCGCGCAGGTCTACTTCGCGGCGGTCACCAAGGACCAGGCGAAACTGGCGATGGCCGATGCGGAAAAGATGGTGACCGCATCGCCGCACCTGCGCGCGCTGATCGTGCCGACAGTCAACAATTTGGCAGTGCTCGACACCGGGTCGTTCCTGCGGGCCATTTCGTCAGAGAAGCGCGGACTCGACGGCAAGCGGGTGCATGCGGCCTTCATCGATGAAGAGCATGAGCACCCAACGCCCACCGTTGTCAGCAAGGTCCGTCGCGGCACGAAGGGACGGCGCAATGCATTGATCGTGCGCGGCACCAATAGCGGATTCGATCGCACGTCGATCTGTTGGCACGATCACACCTACTCGCGGCAAGTGCTCGAGGGCAGCATCGTCGACGAGGCGTGGTTCGCGTTCGTGTGCGGGATCGATCCGTGCCGAGCCTGCCTGGACGACGGCAAAGAATTTCCGACCGATGAGTGTCCGAATTGCGACGACTGGCGAGTCGAGGGACCGCACTGGCTGAAGGCGTGCCCCAACCTGGGCATCTCGGTCTCCTGGCAATACATGCGAGAACTGGTGCGGCAGGCCATCGGCCGACCGGATGCCGTCAGCGATTTATTGCGGTTCAATTTTTGCGTGTGGACTCAGCAACAGTCCCGCGCGATCAACGTGGCGCAGTGGGCCGCGTGCCAGGCGTCGCCGCCGGATGCGGCACTAGTTGGGGCGCCATGCTACGGCGGCCTCGACCTCGGTCAGTCCGATGACTTCTCCGCGTGGACACGCGTCTGGGCGCTGGCGGATGGGCGGGTCGTCGTGAAGATGCGGTTCTGGATTCCGCAGGCGGCGCTGGTCAAGTATCCCGATCGACCCTATGCCGAATGGCAACGACTCGGCGTGTTGACCGTGACGGACGGCAATACGACCGACTACGCGCAACTGGAAGCGACCATCGCGGCGGACTGCAAGGACTCGCACGTGCGCGATGTCGCCTACGACAACCGTTTCGCCGAGCAGCTCGCCCAGAACCTGACCGGCCAGGGCATCACGATGGTGACCACCGGTCAAGGGTTTCAACTGAACGAAGCCATTCGGCGGTTGCTTGAACACGTCGTCAATGGGACGATCTGTCACGGTCACAATCCGGTGCTGATGTGGATGGCGTCCAACTTCGTCGTGCGTCACGGCACGAAGGGCGATATCCGCGCCGACAAGGAACACGCGGCCGACAAGATCGACGGGATCGTGGCGGTCATCATGGCGCTTGATCGAATCGTGCGCGTCGGACCGACGAAGCCGGCCGCATATCAAGTATTGGTGCTCGGTGGAGGACGATAACCCCAAGCGACGCAGACGAGGACAAGTCATGAAACGATCGCCAGGTCGTCCGCCGCTGAATACCGAAGACCCATCGATCAAGGTCAGTATCTCGTTGCCGAGTAAACAGTTCGACGCCTTCTGCGCGCGAGCACTGCGCGACAAAGTGAGCGTGCCAGAAATCATCAGGCGTCAATTGGACGCCACGAAAAGCACGAAAAAATAGGACGCACGGTCGGACCCGCTCAGACTCAAGCGGTCATGAACCGCGCGTACAGTGTGCTCCAGATCAAGTCGGTGGACCAGCAACGACGGGTCTTCACCGGGATCGCCAGCACGCCAACGCCTGACCTCGTCGGCGACATCATCGAACCGCTCGGGATCACCTACACCAACCCGATCCCGCTGCTGTTCCATCACGACCAATACAGTCCCATCGGCAGCGTGGTCTTCGATCCACCGACGCCGGCCGGGGTGACGTTCACGGGCACCATCCCCGTAGTCACCGAGCCAGGCGCCGTCAAAGACCGTGTCGATGAAGCGTGGCACTCCATCAGTGCCGATCCGCCGTTGATTCGTGGCACGTCGATCGGATGGCAGGCGTTAGCCAAGGCCATCCCGGTGACGCCGACGACCAGGCGCTATCCGAAGACGCTGGTCCACGAGCTGTCGCTGGTGACCGTGCCGATGAACAGCGAGGCCACCATCCTCGCCATCAAGTCGCTCGACCATTCCTACTTGGCCGCGTCTGGCCTTCATTCGCCCCGCGTCACGGGCCTGCCCGTTGTCACAGCGTTGAAGGACGCACCGACCATGCAAACCACCACCGAACAGATCACCGTCTTCAGTAACACTCGCGCCGCCAAGGCCGCGCGAATGACCGAATTGATGGCGAAGGCCGCCGAGACCGGCGTCACGCTCGACGATGCCCAGACCGAGGAATACGACACGCTGCAATTGGAAGTCAAAAGCGTGGACGCCCACCTGGTGCGCCTGCGTGCCCTCGAACAGACCAACCTGACCACCGCGACACCGGTCACCGCGGTCACCTCCGTGAAGACGGCGAGTGACGTGCGCGGCGGCACGCCGGTCATTCAGGTCAAGACGCTGCTGCCGAAAGGCACTGCGTTCACCCGATATGCGATGGCGCTCGCAGCGACCAAGGGCGCCAAGATGGAAGCGGCCGAGTATGCCCGACGCTGGCACGATTCCACGCCAGAAGTGGAACTGATGCTCAAGGCGGCGGTTGCGGCTGGCACCACCACGGATGCGACCTGGGCGGCGCCTCTGGTGCCGACCATCCAGTCGATCACCAGCGAGTTCCTGGAACTCCTGCGCCCCGCGACGATCCTCGGCAAGATCCCTGGCATGCGTCAGGTGCCGTTCAACGTGAAGGTGGCGGCACAGACGGGCGGTGGGTCCTACGGGTGGGTCGGTGAGGGTCTGGCAAAACCGGTCACCAAGCTGGCCTTCGGTGCGGTGACGCTGGGGATGGCGAAGTGCGCCGGCATCATCGTATTGACCGAGGAACTGGTCCGACTGTCCTCACCGTCAGCCGAGGCCGCTGTCCAGGCCGACATGATTGCCGGCATCGCGGCCTTCCTCGATGTGCAGTTCACCGACCCTGCGGTGGCAGCGGTGGCCAACGTGAACCCGGCCTCGATCACCAATGGGACCGTGGCGATTGCCTCGTCTGGTCCGACCGGTGACAACGCCCGTGCGGATATCAAGGCCCTGATCGCCACCTTCGTCGCGGCCAATCTCAGCCTGGCGTCGGCGGTGCTGTTGATGTCGGAGGCCAATGCCTTCGCGCTCGGCACGGCGCTCAATCCGTTGGGGCAACAGTTCTTCCCGCAGCTCGGGACCAACGGCGGCACGATCATGGGCATTCCCGTCGTGACCAGTTCCGCGTTGGGCACCAACATCATCCTGGTCGACGCCCGCGGCATTCTCTACGCCGATGACGGCGGTGTCACGTTGGACGTGTCCCGTGAAGCGTCGTTGCAGATGGACACCGCACCGGTCACGCCATCGGTCGATGCCACGGTGCTCGTGAATCTCTGGCAGAACAACCTCGTGGGTCTGCGCGCCGAGCGGTACATCAACTGGGTGCGCGCGCGCATTCAGTCGGTCAAGTACGTCAGCGGCGCAACCTACGTCTAGACCCCGGCCCCCATGATGGAACGCCTGTGAATTCGGGCGTTCCGTCGTTTCTATTCTTGGAGCGCGAACCTTATGAGCGACGCCGCCGCACCGGTCTCGATGACGTCGATCACGGACCACTCGTACGACGCGATCGATCGCCCGATGGGCACGGTCTACGACGTAGACCCGCGTTACGTCGACACCCTGATCGCCTTGCACTTCGCCCGGCGCACCGAACACATGACGCCGAAAAAGACCAAGGCGCACATCGCACCACCGGCGCCCACGTTGCGCGCGATGCCCGAGGCGCCACCCGTCCCGACCACGATCATCAATAAAGCCAAGGCGTTGTAGGACAGGACATGGACCTGTTCGGTCTGACCATCGCCCGCACCAAAACGTTGCCGCAGCTGAACTCCATCAGTGCGCGTGGTGGCACGTGGTGGCCGTGGGTGCGGGAAAGTTCGACTGGCGCGTGGCAGCGCAACATCGAGTTGAAGGTCGACAACGTGTTGACCTACTCGGCGGTGTTCGCGTGCGTGTCACTGATCGCCTCGGACATCGCCAAGCTCGGTCTGGGACTGGTGGAACGTGACAGGTATGGCGTGTGGAATGACGTCGAGGCGCCCAACGGACAAGCCTGGGCGCCGGTCCTCCGCAAGCCGAACCGATATCAGAACCGGATCAAGTTCTTCGAGCAGTGGATCACGTCGAAGCTGATGTTCGGCAATGCCTACGCGCTGAAGGAACGCAACGGCAGCGGCGTCGTCGCCGGTCTGCATTGCCTTGACCCGCAACGAGTCACGCCGTTGGTTACGTCGGACGGTGCGGTGTATTACTCGCTGAAACGGGATGACCTCTCTGGGCTGCCGCTGGACGGTGACATCGTCCGCGCATCCGAGATTATCCACGACCGGATGATCTGCTTGTTTCATCCACTCGTTGGCGTCTCGCCGATCTTTGCCTGCGGCCTGGCCGCGATGCAGGGCTTGAGCATTCAGAACAACTCCAGTTCCTTCTTCAGCAATGGCAGCAGTCCTGGTGGTGTGCTCACAGTGCCTGGTGCTATCGACGACGCCACGGCCGCTCGACTGAAGACCGCCATCGACACGCAGTATACCGGCGCCAATGTGGGCAAGGTGTTGGTCCTGGGCGACGCCATGAAATTCGATCAACTCGGCGTCAACGCGGTCGATGCGCAGCTGATTGAGCAACTGAAGTGGACGGCAGAAAACGTCTGCACCTGTTTTCACGTGCCGCCCTACATGATCGGCGTCGGCCCGCCGCCACCCTACGCCAACATTGAACCGCTGATCCAGGCGTACTACGCGCAAGCGTTGCAGTCACTGATTGAGAACTGCGAGCTGTGTCTGGACGAAGGGCTGGAGCTCACGACCGTGCCGGGCCGCACCTACGGCACGCAGTTCGACCTCGATGATCTGTTCCGCATGGATACCGTCACGCGAGCGGAAGCCGCCGGCAAAGCTATCACTGGCGGCCTGTCGCCGGATGAAGTGCGGTTCAAATACTTCGACAAGGGACCGACGAAAGGTGGCGCGTCACCGATGATGCAGGAGCAGAACCATTCGCTCGAGGCCCTGGCGAAACGCGATGCCGGCGATCCCTTCGCGGTCACCGCCCCCGATCGCATCAGCGCACCAGCGCCAACGGCCGTCGCGGTGGGACAACCGGATGCCCCATCGACATCAGACATGACGGCCAAAGTCTTCGCCGCCATGCGCCGACGCCAGAAGGCGAAGTGGGTGCCGCGTGCAGCTTGATCCTGAGACGTTCGCCGAAGCCGTTGGGCAAGCGGTGGACCTGGCGCTGGTGCCGATCCTCGAACGACTGGCCGTGGCGGAAGCCAGGGTCTCGGCGCTCAGCGATGTGCGGGACCGCGTGCTCACGATGGAAACCAAAGCCGCGTTCGTGCCGCCTGTGGTCGAGACCGCGGTGCCGGTCGTGCCTGACCTCGGTCCGGTGCTGGAACGCCTGACCGCGGCGGAGACGCGAGTCACCATTCTGGGTGACCTCCGCGACCGGGTGATCGTGTTGGAAACGAAGGGCGCGCAGGCGCCTGTTGCGGACCCGGCGATCGGGGAACTGCGCGAACGCCTGCTGGTCATTGAAACCAAGGCCGTGACTGTTGCGAGTGATGTCAACGCAGCACATCAGGCGATTGCCACGCTGACGACGTCGACATCGACTGTGGCGGAAACCCTACGAGTAGCGCATGAAGGCGCGCTTGAACCATTACGGGATCGACTAGCGGTGGTAGAAACCAAGGCCGCGACAGTACCGCCCGTTGTCACCGTTGACACCACGCCACCCGTGGTGGTGCTGGAGCGACTCGCATCGGTGGAGGCGCGACTGGACGTGGTGAACGATCTGGCAAAGGACGTGCGTGATATCCGTGAACGCGTCGCCGTCGCGGAAGTGCGGGCCTTGATCCCGGGACCCGCTGGCGCCGCCGGCTTACCTGGCAAGGACGGTGTGGATGGTGTGGGTTTCGACGACCTGTCCGTCGAACTCGAAGACGATCGCACCGTCAGCGTGAAGGCAAGGCGCGGAGATCGCGTGAAGGATGTTGGCTCGCTCACGCTGCCACTTGATATCTATCGCGGCGTGTATGTCGAGGGCAAGTCCTACGAACGCGGCGACGGCGTCACCTGGGCCGGGTCGGAGTGGCACTGCCACGAGAACACCACGACCAAGCCCGGTGAAGGGTCGAAGGCGTGGACGCTGAAAGTCAAACGCGGGCGGGATGGACGAGACGGACGTGATGCGCCGGGCGCTTTGCCCGTCGTCTCGGTGGGAGCGAAGTAATGGCGTCGCTGATCACGCTCGACGAGGCGAAGACGCAGCTGCACATTCCACTCGCCACGACGGATCGAGACATGGACGTGCAGGCCCTGGTCGACGAGGCGAGCGCGGTCATCGTGAACTACTTGAAAAGTCTCGGCGATCCGACGTGGACCGCCGTGACGGCGCCCTTGCCGGTGAAGCGGTCGGTGAAGTTGCTGATCGCGAATTACGACGAGAACCGTGGCGACAAAGACATGAAGAACGACGCCGATTGTTGGATGGCGATCGAACGACTGCTCGTGCGGTTTCGCGACCCGGCCTTGGCATGAGTCTGGGTAGCCGCCGTCATCTCGTGCGACTACAAAGCCCCGGCATCCCGGTGCCAGACCAGGATGGGGGATTCGTCGATACCTGGGCCGACCTGGTGCCGCCGACGCTCTACGTGAGCATTGAGCCGGCGACGGCGCAGAGCCTGGAACGTATTACCGCCGGCACCGTGATGTCGTCATCCATGTTGATCCTGAAAGGCGCCTATCACGCCCAGATCACGACGAAGACGCGCGTGTTGTTCAACGGGCGACGTCTCGACGTGGTGTCCGTCATGAACCCAGGCGAGCAGGGCGTCCGCATCGAACTGGTGTGTGTGGAAGTGGAAGGGGCCGCTGTCGTGCCGGAGTCTTGGATGCAAGCGGGCTGGACGCAATGAGCGATCCGGTCTCCGTCCGTCCGGCGTTGCAGTCGACGTTTCCTGACACCGGCGACGGCACGAAGTTCGGTCCGGCTGCGTGGAATGCCGATCGGCTGTTTTCCGCGGGCGTCGACGGAGAGCTGGTGGTCCGCGATAGCTCGTCGCCAACGGGCGCGCGGTGGATGGATCCGCTCGCGTTCGGCAGTGCGACGACCGGACCACCCGGACCGACGGGCCCCCCCGGTCCATCCGGACCGACTGGCGCGGACGGCGTCGATGGCGCACCCGGGTGGACGGGCGCGACCGGGCCTCAAGGACCGATCGGCATCACGGGGCCAGCCGGTGCCGATGGGTCAGTCGGCCCGACCGGTCCGACCGGTCTAACTGGCGCCACGGGACCCACCGGGTCGCCGGGCGCGACCGGACCTCAAGGGCCGATCGGTATCACGGGTCCAGCCGGCACCGATGGAGCAGCCGGTCCCATCGGACCCCAAGGCCCGATCGGCATCACGGGGCCTGTCGGTGTCGATGGACCAGCCGGCGCGATCGGATCTACCGGTCCGACCGGTCCAACTGGCGCCACGGGACCCACCGGGTCGACGGGCGCGACTGGACCCGCAGGTCCGTCGGTGTGGGGCGGGATTCTCGGCACGCTCAGCACGCAGACCGATTTACAAACGGCGCTCGACGCGAAGGTCGTCGCGACGCGCACAGTAAATGGCCATGCCTTGTCCGCCAATGTGATCGTCACTAAGGCGGATGTGGGGCTGGCCAACGTCGAGAACACGGCGCTGTCAACGAGCAACGCGGCGACGGCAACGGCCCTCCAGACCGCGCGCCTGGTCAATGGCGTCAGCTTCGACGGCACCGCGAATATCACGGTCACCGCCGCGGCGAGCACGCTGACGGGCACGGCTCTCGCAGCAACCGTGGTGACGTCGTCACTGACCAGTGTCGGGGTCTTGACCACGTTGACCGTGACAGCGGCGATCGTGGGGAGTGTGACGGGTTCATCGGGCTCGTCGACGGGTAATGCGGTGACGGCCACGGCGTTGCAGACCGCGCGCTTGATCAACGGCGTGAGCTTCGACGGCACCGCGAATATCACCATCGCGGCGGCGGTCGCATCGAGCCTGGTGTTCACCGATGGGCAGGGAATCTACGACGAAGCCGCGAACGTCACCGGGATTTACAACGGGACGAACGCACAGAAGTTCTACGTCTACCAATCACGGACGAGTGGGTCGACGTATAACCGGTTCGAGATCACGTTTACGGGCACAGCCGCTGGTCTGCGGTGTGGCAGCAGCGCGTCGGCGGGCGGAAATCTTGATGTGTTCTTCGGGAATACGGGGACGGCACTCAGGCTCTCGTCGCAGGGCTGGACTGACGTGAGCATTCCGGCATTTTATCTGTCGGGGAGCAATGCGGGAACGCCCGGAGGGTCGAGCAATAACGGCGTGGTCATGGGGATTGGTGTTGTCGCCAGCAATCTGCCCGCGAGTGGTAGTGAAGCACGAAGCGTTCAGTCTGGAGGATCCTGGACACAGATCCTGCTGACGAACGGGATGGCACCCACGGCCACGTCCACAGCGGTGTATCGCGGCATCTACATCGCCCCCGTGATCAACTTCAGCAATGCGACGCCGGGCGCTGGCTTCTACGAAGCGGTCAAAGTCGCGATCACTGAGACCGCGTTACCCACCGGCCAAAGCTACTTCATTCGCTGTTCTGGTGGCAGCGCGGCGACGACCGATCGGTATCGCGTCACGAATCTTGGGCACACGATTCGCGCGCAAGTGGCCAGCGATCTCACCACCACGATCCTCGGGACCACTGACCTGGCCATGTATCGCAAAAACAACAAGCTCGTGTTCGCCTACAACAACGCGGGCACGCTCACGTATCTCGCCATTCCGCTTGATGGCACCACCACGACGTTCACGCACAGCACGACCGCACCGTAAAGCGAGCGGTGAGACACAGAGGACGGCATGCCGGAACAAATTACCCTGACCGTGGCCCAACCGAAGCCGAGTCAAACCCTTGTCAAACTCGAACGGTTCACCATCGACGTCATCGCGAAGTCCATCCTGGTGCAGTGGCTGGGCAACAACAACGAAGCGGGCCTCGCGTTGTATCCAACGCCTGCCGTGCTGAATCCATTGAGCGTGCTCCAGCCTTCGGGTGCCGCGCTCATCACCGCATTGAACAGTGCGAATCTGACCGCGAATTCATTGGTCAAACGCATCCTGACGCAGCTGCTGACCGACGGCTACGTGGCCGCCGGTGCCATCGCGGGGAGTCCAGATTGAGTGTGGTGATCAGGACGACGCTCGGTGCATTGGTCGAGGCCGAATCGGTGCTGACCGAACTGGCCACCATCCGTTTGCCGGCGCGATCGGCCTATCACCTCAAGAAGCTGGCGGCGGTGGTCACGAGCGAAACGGCGCACTTTCACGCGGAACGTAACGCCATCATCGCCGAGTTGGGGACGCCGCGAACGGATGGCGGCTTTGAAATCGCGCCGGGCAGTCCGGTGTTTCGCACCTTTGTCACGCGTGTGACCGAGGTGGCGGCCATTGATGTGGAGGTGCATTGGGGACCACTCACCCTCGCCATGCTCGGGGATGTGCCCATCACGGCTCGCCAGTTGGCATCGCTCGGGCCGTTATTTGAAGACGACACGGAGGTGACCGGATGAGCCACATCGTCTGGACAGGACTCGACGAACTGAAACGGATGCTGCGTGATCTGCCGGCGGACCTGACGGTCGAGGCGTCGGTCATCGTCACCGACGCCGCCGAGCGCGCCAAGCAGGACATCGTGACGTCGTATCCCGATCACCTGGGCAATCTGCGAAAGGGCGTCTCGATCGGGCCAGGCACCAACGTCGGGCGGTTCGGCGCCAGCACGGTGCTAAAGAACAACTCACCCTTGGCGTGGATTTTCGAAAACGGCAGTCAGGCGCGGCATTACGTCACGCGGAACGGTGTGAAACATGACACGGGCAGAATGCCGCCGGCACACGTGTTCATTCCCATCGTGATCCGTCAACGCCGCGCCATGTATGTCCGCCTCAAGGAGATGTTGCAGAACCACGGGCTCACGGTGACCGGTGATGTCTGATTCGTCCGAGATCGATAACGCCCTG